CAAAAAGTATGGCAAAACACTGCGAGACAGCAACTTTGATCCTTACTACATAGCAGTCAGTGTGAAAGGACACAAAAGTCATGGACAAAGAAGAGAAGTCAACATAGAAATCATACCAGAACCAGGTGCGGCACCAATAGATTTGAAAAGGCACACTGTACAGCGAACTCTCAAATGGGAACTGTTCAGAGATTTACCACAAGCAGAACAAACCAGTGCAACTTGGCAATGTGTAGAATATCTGTTTAAGAACTGTGATTACAGTGCATATCCTAAAGCAGGTAAAATCAAAACAAGACGTAGATACAACACAGTACCACGCGGTAGATTAGAACATTGTGTGTGTACCACAGAAGATTATGGGCATGAAGTACATGTTAACTTGATGTTTGGCGAGAATATGTACACAATTATTGCATTGCCTGTGAAAGCAGAGTTCTTTACACACAAAGGTGATCGTTATAACAATAAAGCAGATGCAGATGAGGTGTTGTTGTAATGAACCTGGATAATTCAAAACAATTATTGAGAGATCTTGAAACATTTGCAGTACAGTTACACAAAAAGTATGGACATGACGTAGATCCCAAGTGTAGAAGCAATATAGATCAAATACATGTGCATTTACAGACTGCTATAGAACATGCCAAAGACATGTTGAGCGATAGACGTCAAAGACGCAGATGGCTTGAAGCAGAACAAATATGGCAAAACATGGACAGTGTAGAACGCAGTCTGTTAAAAGTGTCAGATAGAACACATTATGACTACATACAAGATTGCATGAACAAATTAGAGAAATATCCACTAACAAGAACATTTGACGTCGATAAATTTGATGATTAAAACCCTGTTTATATAAGTAAACATGTGTTAACAGAAAAACAAAAGGGCAGATTACTTGATCCAAAACGCATGAGTGAGAACTTTCATGCTTGGTTAAATGAAAAATGCAACAATGAAAGCAACATCAGTGACGTTGCAATGAACACCATAGAACACATACTGCAAATGCCTAAAGCAGAACAAAACAATTATGTGATTATTGATGATGTACTTGTGCCTTGTCGCGACAACCTAAAAACATGGCAAAGAATGATAAGAAAAGGCAAAAACACCAGATTTTGGTTACGCAAAGATAAATAGATTCTATACGCAAACAGTGGCGAACAAACACTGATTATACAGGAGTAGCAATTATGACTGATGATAAATCAACAGATGAAACCGTGAAAATAGTAGAAAAAGCGGAAGAGCATTTCATCGAAGTCGAAAGTGGCGCACTTGACATACCTCACAACCAACCTAAAAGACGTTATGGCGAAAAAGTCATAAAAGGCATAATCATAGGCAAAGGTGAAACCAGAGCCATAATACGCATAGAAGATGTAGAAAAATTAGCGGCTTTACACATCAGTTACAAAGATATGGCTGATTATTTTGGTTGCAAAGAGAACACTTTCAGAGACCATTTCAAAACAGTTGTAGACAAAGCCAGATTAGGTACTAAACAGAGATTGATAGAAAGCATGGTTTACAACGCAACACACAAATTAAATCCAACAATTCAAATATGGCTTTCCAAACAGTGGTTAGGCATGAGTGACCAACAGATAAATAGTAGTGAGGACAAAGTCCTCCCATGGTTAACCGGCGATGCACAATCATAGTGTTCCTAAAACATCAAATGTGTGCCATGTGCATGGCCAGTTCAGAAGAGTGGTGAGATACTATCAAAATTGATCTCCTAATATTAATATTGAAAACCACCACTCTTCTATTTTAGGGATAGATATGCAGTTAACAGATTTACAATCAGAAATCATTCAACATCCGGCAAGGTTCAAATGCTTGATTGCAGGTAGACGTTTTTCAAAAACGTTTATTGCCATGAACAGTCTTGCCAAACACGCCAGATATCCAAACACAAAATGCATGTATGTAGCACCTTCTTACAGAATGGCCAAACAGATAGTGTGGGAAGACTTGAAAGACATGTTGAGAGAAAGGTGTTGGGCAAAGAAAATAAATGAAAGTGATTTGAGTATCACACTTGTAAATGGCAGTACCATATTGTTGCGTAGTGCAGACAATCCAGATTCAATAAGAGGTATAGGACTTGACTTTGTTGTTATAGATGAAGCCGCTGATGTATCAGAAGAAGCCTGGAGAGCAGTTATACGTCCTACACTGTCAGATAGACATGGTGAAGCACTTATAATAGGCACACCAAAAGGCAGAAATTGGTTATATGATGTTTACAATGATGCGAAACATTTGGCAGATTGGCACAGTTGGCAAAAAACCACATTAGATGGTGGACAAGTCACAGAAGAAGAAATACTTCAAGCACAACGTGACATGGATGACAGAACATTCAAACAAGAATACATGGCAACGTTTGTGGAATATTCAGGATTGATATATTATGCATTTGGAGATCACAACATACAAACAATGCAATTTGCAACAGATTCAAGAACACCAGTACATGTAGGCATGGACTTCAACATATCGCCACTTTGTGCTGTGATAGGACATCAACATCTGGAAGGTGTACACATATACGACGAAATAGAAATACATGGATCAGACACAGAAACCATGGCAAAAGAAATACAACAGAGATATCCAGGTAGAAGAATAATTTGTTATCCTGATGCCAGTGGCAGTCAGCGAAGAACAAGTGCAGGCGGTAGAACAGACCACATAATATTGAAAAATGCTGGTTTTCAATTGCGAGTAGGCAGTGTGAATCCTTCTGTGAAAGACAGAATAGGCTCAGTAAACGCCGCATGTAAAAGTGTAGACGGTAACACAAGGTTGACAATAGATCCAAAGTGTGTTAAATTAATAAATGCACTTCGCAAACATGTTTACAGCGAAGGCACACGTCAACCAGAAAAGAATTCAGGATTAGATCACCTCAATGATGCTCTTGGATACATGGTGAACAATTTATATCCTGTTACAGTAGATATAGGAACACGATCAAATAAAATAGTTAGGAGATTTTAAATGAAAATGATTAGATACGTTATAAAGGTTCTCGAACCAAAAAGAGATTACATGCTGGATTTTGTAGACATCACACTTGATGGTTGCAAAAGTCAAGCAGACAAATACTTATCACAATGCCCAAGAGGCACTGATTATATGTTCATAAGTACAAGGTACACTTATGATAGAAAAACAATATATTCACCAAAAGGAGAAAATTATGAAATTACCTGAATATCTCGGCAAAGAAAGTAGCCATGTTACTCTGGGAGTAAACACAATGAGTCTTATAGGTTTAAGTCTTGTGTGGGGTCATATGCTGAATTTAATCAGCATTTGGTTTATGCCATTAACTGTATTAACATTACTTGCAGGATTTGGAAACGAAATACGCAAAAGAGCATAACATGACTGATGAATTCACAAGAAAAGCACTTCAACGTTATTCAAAACAAACACAACGTGATGCCATGAAGTTGGTTGATAAATCACCAGAACTAAAACGCATAAGAAGTATAAAAAATGGTTTGAAGCCAAGTGAGATAACAACTGGTGCTAATGATCAAACATACAAAGACAATTATGACAAAATAAAATGGACCAAAAACAAAAAGCCTTCTTTCAAGGTTCGTGTTAATGGTGTAGTGCAAAACGATGAGCAAGACAAAGAGTAAACCAGGTGAATGGCATGGCGGTAAAGGCAGTGCCAGTAGAGTGGATACTCACAGTGAAAAATACAAAGACAATTTTGATAGAATATTCAAACAAGGAAAGTACATTGAAGTGGAAGTGGACAAATCCAGTACCAAGAAAAAAGATACTGATTGCTAAGACTAAAAAACGTATGCCCAGCAGTCTGTTATGTGCAGATGATCCTGAATGGGACAGATTTTTTGAAATTAAAGACATAGTTGTTGCAGAAATAGGAGTCGACAATGACACAAACAAATACAGATAAGAAAGGAGCAGTTGCTTTTGTGAAAGTGAAATGGTGGGACGTGTTCGACCATAAAACAGGCTTTGTGAACAGAGCAATACAAAGACGCAGTAACACATTGGGCAGTTATGTGAAGTTGTTCACAGCACCCACAGAAGACGAACTCAATGAAGAAATCAAAAGATATTGTGAACATAACGGTCTTGTGTATGCTGAAACAGTTACACCAGAAGAATTCAAAAAACAAAAAGGAGTAGTATATGAAAGCCATTCACAAGTATAAAGAAGCCGCGAAAAGAGGCAACAAAGAAGCACAAAGACGCATTGCACAAAGTATGGGTTATAAATTCTCAATATATGACATGCCTAAGATGATTGAATTAATGGCAAGAGCAGGTATTCAGATACCAGGCGTTGATTATTCAAATGCAGGCACCACAGACTTTGTTGAAGATTATGAAAACAAAAGCAGTGTAGCAGACACAACAACCATTTCTTTATAAATAACAGTACAACATAGACAAGTTGTAAGTTCAAATAAGTCACAAAAATGTCTAAAAAAAAGGGTAACATTGTTACCCTTTTTCTTGTTTAGCATATATGAATGTTGGTAAAGAGGTTAATACTACATTTTGTTAATGTTATCCCGGATACTCTTTACCCTCCGGGTTGTAATTGAGATCTTTGAAGAAGAACAAATTTATCTTAGGATTTAGTTAAGTTAAATTTTCTCAATTACAGTAGTAATTATAGCACAAAAACAGTTGTTGTCAACCTTTTTGGCCAAAATAATGTGAAAATGTGTCTAAATAGATAAATAGTTCTTGTATAATTATAATTAAACATTCGCGGAGATTACTTTGGCCAAACCATTCAACTATTTGGATTTCGTTTACAGTACCCACCCAAGTTATATAAAATATCTCGATGATTGGCTTTTGTGTGAAAGAAGTCTATATGGTGGTGTGGAATACAGAGAAGGCGAATATCTTAAAGCATACTCTAACGACTTTAGTACGCCAAGTGAAGTTATCAACACTTACACTATGGACGATGAAGGCAATCAAACAGGTGTAGTACAAACATACGCCAAAAAAGCCAACAGCAGACAAGATGCCAATTCAGGCAGTGACTACAACAGTAACTTCTATCAAGAAAAGTTACACAATGTACCTGTGTTTCCTTACACAAGATTATACACTTCTGAATACAATGCAATCTTGTTTAGAAGTCCTCCGCAAAGAACTTTACCAGACACACCAGAAGTAGAAGCATTTCAAAAAGATGCCGATGGACAAGGCAACAGCCTAAATGAATTCATGAGCATGGTAGACACTTACACAACTGTATTTGGAGTTGTGTGGGTAAGTTGCATGAAGCCTCTAAACAGCGATTATGCTAAATGGCGTATGCATAAGCCTACAGATGTCAAGAATTGGCAGTATGCTTACAATGACAGCGGCGATCTTGAACTAAAGAGAATATTAATCAGAGTTGCAAGTGAACCTGATATGGAAATTTACCATTACTATACCCCGGAAGAATTTCACATCATATTCAGACCACTTGTAGAACAAGAAGAACTTGAATTTGAAGTTCCAGAAAATGCAGAAGCATTCTTGAACGAAGATTCAGAAACGTTTTACAGAATTACCCAACCTAATGAATTGGGTTACATACCTGTAAGACCCGTGTATCAAAGTACGCCAATTAAGCAGGGTATAGGCCATACCCCAATCTTTGATATTGCTCAAATTCAACGTAGTGTTTATAGTGATATGGGCGAAATATATTCTGCCGTGTCTTATGGAGCACATCCAGTAAACGTTGTTGATGAAGAAACACTGAATAGGAATGGTAACAGTGTTGGAGCCGAGCCAGGTGCTATAATTATAACAGGCACAAGTCTCGACGGGCAACCTAATTATGTTTACGAATTTGTCGCACCTGACATGACTGCACTCAGTCAAATCAGAGAACTAATGGATCAAAAAATAGAAAAAATGAACCAAGTTGCAATGATTCGTAGCGATGAACTGATTAAAGCAAGTAGAAGCGGATTGCAAATAGAAATGTATGACAGCAAATTAGAAGCATTCATACGTAAGAAAGCAACTGCATTGGAAAATGCTGAATACAACTTGTGGAAAATATGGTTTGATTGGATGGATATGCCAATGCCAGAAGATCTTGCTATAAGTTATAACAGATTATACAGTCAGAAAGGTTTAGAAAACGAGATTAAAGAGATG